GAAGCGCGAGCGCCCCAACCCACCCCACGGTCATGCCAACTTCCTCGTTCTGCCCCTCCACCGACTCGACCAGCTGCGCCTCGTCGGCGCGGATCGCACCCTCAGCGGGCGGGTTGGTGGTGAACAAGCCGAAGTACCGGGCCGGGAAGCCGGTCACGGTGGCGGCCTGCTTGCCATACAGATTCACGGCGGTCTCGAAGTTCTTGAGGTCGGCCGCGTCGAGCTGGCCCACCTTGGCCCCTGCGTCCTTGATCGTGGTGACGGCGTTGAAGTATGCCTCGATCTTCGGGATGGGCTTGCCCGCCGCGTCGACAAAGTCGCCCTGCGCAACACCGGTCATCCACATACGTGGGGCGCCGTGGGAAGCCTGCGCGAACTGCATGTCCGTCAGCGACCTGGCGCACGAGTCCGTCAACGGAATGACGTCGCTCATCTGCGACTCGCCAACCCAGCCGCCAGACATGCGCCGGTTCAGGTGCATCACCACCGGCACCGCGCCAAGGCGGTGCGGGTCACGGTCGACCTCGACCCACCGGCCATCCGAGCGACGACGCTCAACCCAGATCGTCACGTCCGGCAGGTACAGGGTCACGTTAGTCGGGGACGCCCCAGTCTGCTCGTCCTCGCCATAGAAGCGGGCCGCGGCCGTCACCGTCTCGCGGCGCACGTCAACCTCTGCCACCATCTCGCGCGGAGACTCCACGCGCACCAGCGGCAACGACGGGTCATCCTCGTTCGAACCGACCGACATGAACGCCCGGCCGTAGATCATCCGGTCCCGGTTGAACATCTTGAGGTGCGCCGACAGGTTCGAGGCGTCCCATATCGCCCGCAGGCGCGGGTCTGCGGTCTCCTCGCCAGGCAGGATCAGTGAGCGCACGTTCTGACGGTGCTCAATCGTGTCCACCACGACGCGCGGCCAGTTGGCGATGACCACGAACCGGCGCAGACTGGCCGGGATCGACAGGCCGATCTGCTCTATGCGCTGCAAACCCTTGTAATAGCGCAGGTTCTTCTCGTCAACCGTGGCGGTCTCATCTAGTTTGCGCTTCAGGCGTTCAAGGGTTTGGACCTCGTCGGGGGTGAGTGCCACGGTCACCCCTCTCTCTCGGTGCTCAGGACAGGAAGAAGATTGATGGTTCAGGCTCGGTGGCCCACCCTGCGGCACGCGCGTCGGCGGCCGCCTCGTGGGCGAGGACCGAAGCCATCGCGGCGTCGATCTTCTGGTAGTCGTTGGGCTTGCCAATCACGTAACGCATCCCGCGAGTGAGCTTGCGAGCGTTCGCCATGTGCGACGTAGTGAGCGGGCAACCGTCCTGCGTTATCCGCGACTCGGCCAAGTCCGACACGAACCGCTCAAGCGCCTCGTGCATCTGCTTGGGCCGGTACGTCGGCCACTCAATGACGCGGTCCTCACCGAACTCCTGCGCCCACTCGTCGATATCCGTCTCGAACCGAGGCGGGTCGCAGTACAGGCGGCGCACGTCGTACCGCTCGAAGCACTCCGCAACCGCGCTGGCCACCTCGAGCCGCGGCGTGCGCTGGTCCGGCGACTCCTTCGGGTTCCAGACCGTCGGCAACCTGTCGGGGCCATAGCGGGGGGTGAACAGCAACCCGTCGCGCGTCTCGCCCTTGAGCGCCGTCCAGTCGTCGAAGTCCGACCCGTCGAAGCCCAGGCACACGCTCGTCCCCTCGGGCGGCTCAGGAAGCCACACGAGAGTCCCACAGACCGTCAGGCAGCCACGCACCCTGACCCGCCACGACACGGTTCCCGAAGAACCGTTCAGCCTGCGCCGGGTCCACGTGCATCAGGTCCACGCACTCGGCCTCGATGCTGTCAAGGTTGACGTGGTCGCTGCCCGCGTAGACGTACTCGAGGATCTTGCGACGCTCGCGCTTGTCACGGAACGACAGCGGCTTGCCGTCGCTGCGCCGCAGCACCAAATCCGGGTTGCGCCAGAACTTGAAGATGTCCGGCGCGGGGGAGTCCCACGTCTCCTGCGCAACCGACTGCTCGGACGGATCCCAGCAGTTCGTGTACTGCATCGTCCGGCCACCCATGCCGGCCGCGCCACGACGCTGCGTGTGCGCGACCTTCCGCATCTTGTTCCGGGTCGTGTAGGTGCCCGACTCGTCCTGGCCCGCGAAGCTGATCGGGTTACCGAGCCGGGACAGTGCCGCCGAGGTTGTCGCCTCAATCTTGTCCATGTCCGGCAGACCCGAGGCGCCCTTCACGCGAATGAACGTCTCGCGCGGGGCCAGCAGCTCCTTCAGCGGACCCATGTGGATCATCGCCACGAGCGGGCCGTAGACGTTGTCGACCTGCTCCTGGCTGGTCGCCGTCAGCTGCACCAACGGCGACGGGTGGCGGGTGCCCTTCGGCTCGCCGGCCTCGTACTCGAAGTACCAGCCGCAGGGGCAGCCGTGGTCCTCACAGTCGTATACGTCGCCACGCTTCGCCCACCCGTCGAACAGGGACGGGCCGCAAGCCTCGAGCGCGCCAATGGTGGCCTCGTGCGGGCCCTTGCCCGTCTTCTGAGGGGCAACGGCCAGCGTGAGGCGGTTCACGAACGCCTGGTTGAACGGCTGCGCGGTCAGCTTGGCAGGCATGTCCTCGCGGATCCGGTAATGGTTCGCCGTGATCCAGAACTGCCAGTCATACTGCCGGAATGGGGCACCGCGCAACGCGAGCGCCGGCACGCGGCAGTGCTGCTCGATCCATGCGTCGATCAGATCCCCGAGGGTGGGGAAGTCGACGACGAACTCAGGCGCCGCCATCTGCGACCCGCAGCCGCCTCTGACGCTTCGGAGCATCAGTCTTCGGGGTGGAACGCTTCGCGCCCACCTCGTCGACCGCGACCTTCCAGCCCATCTCGGCAAGGCCGGCAGTCGTCAAACCGATCTGGTCAGCGAAACGGTGCAGCTGTCCGATCAGCGACGGTCCGGCGTCAGGAGCCTCGCAGCGGACCTTCGTCCGCACCCACATCGCAACCGTGTCCGCGCGCCACGCCTCAGAAGGCAGCGACCATGCACAAGCCTGCGGGGTGCGCCAAACGCGCTCCCACACCTCGAGCTCACGGTCCAGGGCGTCAGGCAACGGGAACTCAGGCACCGGGCCGTCATACCCCTCAGCCGGCAGCGCCGTCAGGGAGTAGCCACGCCGGTCAGACCGAGCAGAACCCTCCGCAGGCTTAGGCCCGGAGCGGTTGCGTGCGCCTCCGCTGCTCATCGCTTCGCCGTCTCAGCCTGAAATGTCAACTCCACCTGGTCGATCAGGGGGTGGGCCTGCTGGTCGACAAGCCGGGGAGTCTCTGAGATGACTCGACCACTCTCGGCGGCCGTTGCGTTCATCGCCTGCGCCGCCGCGTTGATGCACTCCCGCACCATGTCTTGGCGCTTCGGGAACTGAACATAGGCGGCGGTCGGCACGTTGACCTTGGCTTCAATGGTCTTCATGGCAGTCTCCTCGGCAGCCTCGCGCTGCGTCGGTCACACCCTCGGCCTCGCGCCTCAGGCTGGAAGTTTGAACCCACCGCGCCCCCTAGGCCCCTCTCCGGCGGTTCTGGGCTGTGGGGCCTCCGGGGTCACCCCCCACCCCTCAGAGGTCGGTCAGAGCGCCCCGTGGCTTGCCTTGCCCGCGGCTCTCAGGTTGCAGCCGCGCCCGTGCTCGGGGCCGCGCGTGATGCTGCGGTCGTGGTCGTCGTGTCCTAGGTGGCAGTCGGTCGGGTCGGTGATTGGCTCGCCGCAGCGCCAGCACAGGACTAGGTCGCCGCGTGCGACCTTGACTCTCCATGCCTTTGCTTCGCGGTCGTGTGCTGCGTCGTAGCCGCGTTGCTGTCGTGTTCCTCGCGCCTTGTCCCGTGCCCGTGTGTGGGTGGGGCAGCGGGGCTTGTCTGTGATGGTGGGGCAGCCTGGCTCGGCGCAAACTCGCCTAGCCACTGGCTATGGCGGCGCGGTGCCTGTCTCTGGTGGCGGGGTTGCGCTGCACCATTGGTCAGCCCGGGTCGTCGGTGTAACCGGTGGCGGGCTCGGGGTCGGGGATCTGTTCGTACAGCTTGACGACTTCGGTGGCGCAGCGGGTGAGGTAGTCCTGCGCGACCTCGGGTGTGGGGCGTTCCTCCACCATCTCGTCGTCTAGGAGGATG